GACTGAGGAACAACTTCGGGTGTATTGTGCCGCTTATTCTGACCTGGTAGCCCTTACTGGTTCAACAGATCCTAATCAGATTGTTCAGAGAGCCAATGGTATTGGCCGTGCCGGTGGTGCATTGTCTGTAGTTCGTGAAATGTTTAACGATTTCCAACTTGCCTCTAATGCTCTTATCCAGGCTATGAACCAAGACTTGATTAACTCAATCTCTGGTTCATTCGGAGCATGGTATGGTCAAGGTGGTGTAATTGGTTCTGAGACTTATGCAGTAGAAGATTCTGCTACTGGATCTCTTGTTCCAAAAGGTCTCTTCACCATGAAGCAAGCTTACATGAATTCTGGATTCAATGGTGCGCCTATCATCGTTGGTGGTGCCGGTGCGCTCCAAAGGGTTTGGATGAATGATAGCCGTTACTTCGGTCAGGCCGCTAATGGTTTGGATTACTCTACCGTTCGTAACAATACCGGTATTGCCGAGTTCTACTTCGATCCTAACATTACTGCTACTGGTCCTTTGACTTCTGAGGATTCTGCAATCGTGTTTGCTCCGGGTTCACTTGTGTACACTCCGTTCCTTCAGTATGTTGGTTCATTCGGAGACATCGGGGTAATGAAGCGATTCACTATGCCAATCCCAGGATTGCCAAATGTTCGTTGTGATGTTCGCATTGCTCCAGATGAGTGCGATGAACTCTGGAAGGTTTGGATGGAGTGCTATTTCGATGTATTCGCATCACCTACTACTCTATTCAAAGCCGGTGATGATAACGAAAACATCAACGGTATCTTTGAAGCCGAGTTCACTTCTACCCCATAATTAAAGGGTAAGGACAAAAAAAGAGGGAGGCTAAAAACCTCCCTTTTTTTATTATTAAAACACAAAAAAAAATGCTCTATCTTATCTGAAGCCCAATGTTCTCTTTCCAAGAAGCACCTGGAATAATAAGCCCATCCTTCATGGCATCAGATACCATTGATTTACTAATCTCTTTCTTTACCACCCAGAATTCATCAGGGATGTCCAGTTCCTGAATGATATCTACTGACTTGGTATGGCGCAAAGATAACTTGAATAAAGGGGTCTCATACCGCTTCTTACCAGTCTTGGCATCTTCCCTACCAAATACCATCACGGCAGTCTTTAGAGCCTCTCTGAGTCTCTCTATCGTGTTCTCCTTGGTCTTCTTCAGACTCTGGATTCTCTTGATCTCTGTGGCCGCAATGTCAACCTCAGATTCAAGCTTCATTATTAGCTTGGTGTAGGATTCTGCCTTGGCCTCAAAATTCTCCCTGCGGATATTGAGTTCTTCCAGGATTTCATCTGTAACCTCACCACCGGTCTCCTCCATCAATGCGATGAAGGAGAGTTCCTCTTGTGTTAATTCCCAAAGGTTCATGGTCGGTACGGATTAAAATGGCAATTCATCCTCTGCTTCATCCTGTGGATCTACCCAAGCATCTACGGCTTGCTTGACCGTTTCCTGATGGGCAATCTGTGGTGCTTTTAGTGCCTGATACTCCTTAGAAGTCATTATCTTGGCCTTAATCCAATCAGGCAGGGAGTCAAACTTTTCCTGATTAAAGGAATCCAACTCAAATACGAATGATGGATTAATCTGCTCCGGTGCCTTGAAACCTTTCATTAAGGCAGACACGGAACTGATTTTGGCAAAGTACTCACCGGGTTGGCTCTTACGAGGTTCATGCACAATTGACAATTGGCAAGGCACTCCTAAAAGCTTGGAAACATCAAATGCTCCTGCTTCATCATCAGAGAATCCCTTGCCCCTCCAGGATGTGAGGAAAGCCCTCAGAGTAGATTTAGGATGCATTGACAGAGCGAACTCTTTACTAACCGAGATAGGTTGCTCTCCTTTCTCAGGGGAGAATACTCTGGTCTCCGTTGGTAGTTCCCATTCGATCAGAACCTTATTAACCCAACGGCTTTCACCATTGAATTCATCCTGTACGGTGCCAATGTGAACCATCTTGTAGCATCTTGCTACGAATGTACCGGCCGGTGCGAGAAACCTTTCCCCTGCGGCCTTAGTTGTTGCGGTAATAGCCATAAATATTTACTGGTTTTGTGGGTGCAAATGTAATGTAATTCATTCCTAATAATGCAAGAAAAAAAATAAAAAAGTTTTAATCTCTTGTGTTAGAGAGTATTCCGGCATGACGAAGGTTATTTCTTGTCTCTGCGATGTAGATTTCTCCATTGACTATCTCCTTAATGATACAAGTCCATCTGGCCTTTAACCGAGATGGTTCAATATTGTACTTTTTACAAAAGTCTCCAATGGGTAATCTATTCGCCTTTGGCTTGGTCGCTCTGGTCAGGATAAGCTTTTGGGCTTCCAGTTGATTGTGGTCATTATCCAAGATCCATGGCTTCTTATATCCTTCAACCTCTATGGTCTGGAATTTATCCAGGTGCCTATGAAGCTTATGGAGGGCTAATCCATATTTATCGCAGAACCATATCATTTTTAGTTTTTCCTCCTTCATTCCTTTTTAATTTGTGCAAAAAAATACTTTAATTTCTAATAATGCAAAAAAAGAAAGACAAGTTGGAACCAGGTCGGGACCAAGTCGGCACTAAGTCAGAGTACCAGAAGTACAAAGGCACCGAGGATAACCTACAGAAATCCGTGGCTCAGTATCTGGATACCAAAAAGGTATTATGGTGTCACCCACCTAACGGTGGAAGCCGGAATATCATTGAAGCCACCAAGCTTAAAGGCATGGGAGTAAAGTCTGGTGTACCGGATTGTTTGATCTTCACCCAGAAGAAAGGGTACTCTGGTTTGGCCATCGAACTGAAGGTAGGATACAATAAGCCATCAGATAATCAGAAGGAATTCATAAAAGGTCTGGAGGCAAATAACTGGTTCTGCGTGGTATCTCATTCATTGGATGAATGCATTGATCTTATTGATTGGTACCTGACTCAAGAATAATTTGCACAATCAGAAATGTCTTATTTGATTTGGGGCAAAAATAAAGAGCATGAAAATATCTATGACTGGCCTTCGGGCAATTAAGGAGAATCCAGAAACAGGATTTGTACAGTATGAGAATGATGAAAAGGAATCCTGGTGGATGCCGGAGATGTTCTTCAAGGCATGGAAAGACTTGGACAACATGAGAAGGTCCAGAGATTACTTCAGGCAAGACCGGGATGATCTAAAGAAGTTACACGAAGAACTTCTGGCATCTGCCCATAACCGGATTAGCCAAGTAGAACGGTCTCACGAAATCATTGAAGGAAATGTCAATAACCTATTGAATGAAACTTCGTTTCTCAGGACTGAATTGGATCTTGCAGAAAGGGATATAATGATGTACAAGTCTTCCCTGATTGCCGTGTCCTTCGTGGCCGTATGTTTGTTTGGAATGATTTGCTATAATGCCTCATGAAAAACGATTTTAGCAAGTTTGTCTGCTTTGTCAAGGGAGTCATTGAGACCGGTATGGTTATTAAGCATGGTGAAAAGGTTCTGAAACAAGATGCCAAGCTTCACTTTAACCGATTACTCAATGATGCCCTTCAATTTGAAAAGTACCTCCATCAGGGTCTTGGGCCAGAGGTCAGTCAGTTCGAAGATGATATCAACTCATTGGTAATATCCTTGGTCTGGCAAATCTTCGATATGGATAAGCATGAGATTGATAAATTCTTTAACTACTTGGAAAAGTATAACGATTTAGATTAAGTTTGCAGAGCCAGTAGGCCCGGATTGAGACCCCGGTTTAATAGAAACGATGAAAAAATTTAAGACCACATTCGGTAAGTACAAGGCAGGGTTAGTTTCCCCTGGTCTCACCTTGGAAAGCCGGATGTGGTTTTTTTATTTATGAAAACGAGAGATTCAATGGTATTCTATCGTAGTTTTTTTGATGCGATTAAAGAACTACCAGAACGCAATCAAGTAGAGGTTTTAAAGGCAATTTGTGAGTTCGGATTTGATGGAATTGAACCAGAAATATCCGGGATATCTAAGACAGTATGGATACTCATAAAGCCTAATCTTCAGGCAAATAGGAAGAAGTGGGAAAGCGGATGTAAAGCAAAGACTAAGCAAAAGATAAGCAAACCAAAAGCAAAGAAGAAGCAAGAGGTAAGCAAACCCGAAGCTAATGTAGATGTATATGTAGATGTAGATGAGGATGTAAATGTTGATGAGGAAAAGGATGAAAATATAAATGTTTCATTAATGGTCCTTCCTGCGGAAGTCCCACAAAAAAAATTTATAAAGCCATCCATTAATGATATTTGTCTTTATGTTCAATCCAAGGAACCAATGGCCGATAAAATTCTAATCCAGGAATTCGCAGAAAAATTCTGGAACTTCTATGAATCCAATGGATGGAAGGTTGGCAAGAATCCAATGAAGAACTGGAAGTCCGCAATTAGCACTTGGTCTGACACCCTAAAAAAAACCCTGAATCCCTTCAAAGAAAGTTCCGCGAAAGAAAGTTTCCCTTCCAGTGCCAAGAAAGGATCGTGGGAATCCAGACAGATGGAATACCTGAAAGGAGTACAATCAATTTTAAACGATGATAACCTATGAAAGTCTTAAACCTTGTCCCCTATCAATCCCAGGTTCCGGGCAGATTGGCTCACGAACTACAAAACAACCGTCAGGGAGTAGTCCTGCGGATCTTCGAAGAAATCATGCGCTCTGCCGTGGTGATGGGAATATCCGTGGAAGCCAAGTCTGCCAAGATGAATGCCGTGGAATCCATTGACAAAATCAAAGAAGTTTATCCTACTGCCCACATCGAAGATATTGCCGAGGCAATCAAGATGGGAGCCTTCGGCCAGATTAAACTGGAGAACCAATTGCATACCCTGTCTGCCTCCAATATCTTCCAATGGTACCGGGAGTTTAGGGCAAACCATCAGGACAAAATGAAGTCTCCTCCACCACCACCTCCGGCCTACAAAGAATTTGAAGTTACAGAAGAGATGAAAAACTCAGTTATGAGAAAATCGTTCTATCGCTTTATAAACGAGCCGCATGAGTGCGACCATATGATAGAACTCTATTACGATAAACTCACTTCGTGGGATGTGTTAAATGCGTCTACAGAGGTCAAGAACGATGCCTATCAACACGAAGTATTCAAACTGGTCAATAATGTCCCTTTTGAGTTCATGCAGACCAAGCAATTGCGGACTCAGGTCAGGGAGTTCCAGAGGTACTATGATGACCGGGAGGACAAGACCAAAATGGACTTTACACTTTGGAAGGAAAACCCTTTACATAAAAGGGCCGTATGGGCTTCCAAAAGGAAGATAATAATGGACTTCCTGAAGACCGCAGATAAAGAACAACTCATGGCTAAATTCGATGAAAAACATGGAACCACAGGATCTGATTCCCTATCCTGAAATCATGGATGCTTTGACCAGGATAATATCCAGAGCGGAGTATAAAACCCAGTTCAGTCTGGAGAGGGCTACAAGAAGAAAAAATAAAGCAATTTTGGACTTTCATAAGTCAATCCAATATTACTTAGACATCCATGCCAAAAGAAACATACAAGGGGGAACCTGAAAAAAAGATGAATAAGGTTTCCATCTATCTTACCGAGGTAGAGAAGGATGCACTCCTGGAAGCCGTTGGTGATAAGAAGCTTTCGGTAGTCCTACGGTCTCTGGTTATAGACTATGTCCGAAGGCATAAAATGAGCCAACGATGAAGGAGGTTGTCCTTTCGGAGTACGAAATGCTAATGGTCAAAAATGTTGGCCTCTGGAGGCAACACGCAAACATTTCGGCCAAGGTAAAGGAGACTAAAAAGGATACTTTAAGATCCGGTGATGAGATTCATGCCGATGGATTCATGGCAGAATATGCATTTGCAAAATGGAAGAATCTGTTCGTGGATTTATCCACAGAAATGCGTTCTGGTGGATCTGACCTGAAGGATGAAAACTTCAGATTTGATATAAAGTCTACAAGGCATAAAGACCCCTATCTCAGGTCAGGATTAAAGGTCAACCCGGATATTGATGTTTATGTACTTGCCCAGATTATAGGCAATAAAGTAATATTTGTAGGATGGGCATACAAGGATGAACTCATCCGACCGGAGAACATAAAGGACTTTGGAATGGGACCATCCTATGTCCTAAAGCAGGAAAAACTACGGCCTTTGTGAGCCTTGTTGAATCAATCCGGCCTCCTCACAATTGAAGCAAAGACCTTCGCCACGA